AGCCGGGAAGACGTCGAGGCGATCAGGCAGCGGGTGAACCAAGAGTTCGCCACGGTCGAAGAGATCGCCGCCGATGCGATGGACAGCGCGACCTATCTGGCGCTGGTGCGGCTGCACGCCGCGACCATGCGCTTCCTGATCGAGACCGCGCGCCCGTTGCCGCGCATGCTGATGTTTCGGTTTGCCGCGCCGCTGACCACGCTCGTGGCAGCGCATCGGCTCTATGACGACGCCGGCCGTGCCGATGAACTGCGCGATGAGAACAAGGTCGTGCATCCGGCCTTCATGAAAGCGAGCGGCTGGGCTTTGTCGGCATGACGATCAAGCCAGAAGAAACAGCAACGCTCGTGGTTCGCGGGCGCCGGTTCTACGATTGGGAATCGGTGTTCGTGCAACACCGCTGGGCGGAAGCCTTCCCGCTGTTTCGCTTCACCGCAGCCGAGCGCGATCGCCCGGCGACGCTGTGGGAGAAACTGCAATTCCAGCCGGGCGATGAATGCGCGATCTATCTCGGCGGCATCCTCGCGATCACCGGCGTGATCCTGTTGCGGCAGGCATCCTACGATGCCAACGCGCACGGCGTCATGCTGCAGGGCGTCGGCATGACGTGGTATGCGTCACGCGGCAGCATCATCGACGAGAAGGGCAACTTCGACGGCAAGACGTTCGAGGAAGTTGCGCGCAAGGTGATCGCGCCGTTCGGTGTCGGCGTGAAGACGATCGGCAAGCTGAACGCCGAGCCGTTCGAGAAACTGCAGGTCGAGCACGGCGAGAACCTGTGGAATTTTCTGGAGCGCATCGCGCGCCCGCGCGGGATCGTGATGGGCAGCGATCATCTCGGCAATCTGCTGTTGATCGACAATCACAATTCGAACGTCGCGGCCGAGCTTGTCGAAGGCGACAATATCCTGAAGTGTCAGGCGACGATCTCCAAAGAGCAGATGCACTCCGACTATATCGTCGACGGGCAGCCGCCACAGGGTGACGACCAGCACGGCCGGCAGGCGACCGAGATGCGCGCGCGGATCGCCGGCACCGCGTTGCGCTACAGCCCATTGCTCACGCCGGCCGAACAGCCGGTCAAGACGCAAGCCGAGCTTCAGGATCGCGCCAAGAATGAATCGGTCTGGCACGAGTACACCGATATTCGCGCGACCATCACCGTACAGGGCTGGATGATGCCGGGCGGCGGGCTGTGGCGCGCCGGCTCATTGATCGCAGTCAAGTCGCCGATGGCGATGCTCGACATGGGGCTGAAGATCGAGACCGCGACGTTCACGCAGGACAGCAACAGCGGCACGCTGACGACGCTCGAACTGGTGTCGCCGCGACTGCTCAAGGATCATAGCGACTTTAGGGTAGGGGCTGCCCCGGCACCGCCCGAGGAAGCCAAAGCCGACACCAAGCCGCCGGCATCGCCATCGGCGGCCAAGGTGGCCGAGCCGCCGCCCGAACAACTGAGCAGCGCTTGAGGACGCCATGCATCGCTACACGCCACTGATGACATCCTTCCGCGCCTTCAGCGCCGGCGGCGCGCGCTCGATCGTCGACAAGGTCGACGACGGCACGCTGATGCAGGAGATGGCCGGCAACTTCATGAAGGGCGAGACGCGCGACAAGGTCGAGGCGCCGCAGAACTATGGCTTTTCCAGCGTCGTGATGCCGGCGAAGAAAGGCAAGGACGGACAGATCGAGGAAAGCGCCGAAGCGATCATGTCGTTCATCGGCGGCAACCGCTCGCATCCGATCGCCGCCATGATGGATGATCGCCGCTTCCGCCCGCTCGGTCTCAAGCCGGGCGAGAATTCGCAGTATGACGACAACGGGCAGATGACGTTGATGCGCCGCACCGGGCTGTTCCTGTTGTCGCTCGACAGCGAAGAGGAAAGCAGCAGCGGCGGCGGTGGGGCGACAGCGACGCAGCACGCCGAGAGCGGCGGCAGCGGTGGCGAGAAGAAAAAAGTGGAGCGCATGGTCTCGCTGCGCCATGTCGAGAAGAAAAAGCAGGAACGCCAGAAGTCGCAGCAAAAGACCAACGAGGCGCGAGCGGCGCGAGGCGAGCCGCCGTTGAGCGTCGAACAATGGGCGGCGCAGGTCTCCGAGATCAAGAAGAAAAACGAAGACTTCAAGCACGAGGGCGAGACGGTCAACACCGAAATCCGCTGCACCAAGAACCGCATCGAGTTTCGCGCCGGCGACAAGGTCGTCGGCTATTACGACGTGCAGAAGGACGAATGGCAGCACAAGGCCAAGACCATCAAGAACGAAGCGAGCAGCATCAGCCACAAGGGCGTGCAGTATTTCGACGAAGACATCCACGTGATGAAGAAAGTGATCGCGATGGATGGCCTCAAGCCCGGCAACGGCGATTGGGGCACCGGCACGCCGAGCAGCGGGCCGTCGCTGTTGGACCCTGCAGTTGCCGGCGAGCCGGCTGAGCTTCCGCCTGATGTGCAGGCGTATGTCGCGCGCAAGCAGGCGCAGGCTGACGCGCTCGAAGCCCGTCTTGCGAAGATGGAAGCGCGCCTCGCCGAGCTTGAGGCGCGGATCGCATGACCGACATCCGGCTAGTTCAGCAGGGTATCTTTCCCTATCAGACCGAAGTGTCGGTCGACTGGCTGTTGCAGGACGACGGCACGCTCGACAGCAGCGAGGCGCTGGCCACCGCTGTGATCGTCGCGCTCGGCACCGATCGGCTGGCGACGCGCAACGATCGCTTGCCCGATCCCGACTCCACCGATCGACGGGGCTGGTGGGGCGACTACGAAACCGAAACGATCTGGAACGGCTGGCCGATCGGCACGCGACTGTGGCTGCTCAAGCGGGAAAAGATCACCGGCGCCAACGCTGAACAGGGCGCGACGATCGCGCGCGTCGATCACTACATTCGCGAGGCGATCCAGCCGTTCATTGATCGGCGCATCGCGTCGCGCATGGACATCAAAGTCGAGCAAGTCGGGCGCGAGCGCATACAGGCATTGATCCGTTTGTACCGGGGCCCCGATCTCGCTGTCGATCTTCGCTATCAGGTGCTGTGGGCCGGCATCATCGAAAGCTGAGCCAACACTTTCAGGACATTTGAAATATGCCTTGGGCAACACCCACGCTTCGGGAAGTGCGCGGCGTCGTGCGCGACTATATCCGCGCGTCGTTGCCGGGCGCCGATGCATCGATCCCCAACAGCGTGCTGCGCGTGCTCTCCGACAATCAGGGCGCGCTCTGTCATCTCACGCTGCAATATGTCGATTGGCTCGCGCTGCAGCTTCTGCCCGACACCGCTGAAACCGAATGGCTGGATCGCCACGGTGAAATCTGGCTGGTGAACGCCGACGGCTCGATCGGCCGCAAGGTCGCAACGTTTGCCACCGGCACCGCAATCTTCGAGAGCATCGCCGCCGGCGTCACTGTGCCGGCCGGCACCGAACTGACCGCGACAGCGCCCGGGCTTGGTGCGAACGTCGGCTATGAGACGCTGACCGAGTTCATCATCGGGGCAGCGCCGACGGAAGCGGCGGTGCGCGCGCTCGACGCCGGCACGATCGGCAACCTGCCGGCCGGCACTGCGATGACGCTGGTCAACCAGATCGGCGAATTCGAAGTCACCGTGACGGCGGGCACGCTCGCCGGCGGCACCGACACCGAGACCGATGAGTATCTGCGCGCGCGCGTCCTGTTGCGCATCCAACAGCCGCCGATGGGCGGCGCCGCGCACGACTACGTCAACTGGACGCTGGCGGTCCCGGGCGTCACGCGCGCGTGGTGCTATCCGCTGGAGATGGGCATCGGCACGGTGACCGTGCGCTTCATGATGGATGAACTGCGCGCCGCCAACCAAGGCTTCCCGACCGGCGCGGACGTGCAAGCGGTTGCGGCCTATCTCGAAACGGTGCGCCCGGTCGCGGTGAAAGATGTGTTCGTCGTGGCGCCGATCCCGCGACGCGTCGACGTCTACATCAACGACCTGTCGCCCGACACGCCGGCGATCCGCGCCGGCATCGAGCAAAGCCTGATCGACATGATGTTTCGCTTGGCCGCGCCGGGGCAGACGATTTACGCGGCGTGGAAATATCAGGCGATCATGAACACGCCGGGAGTCGTGTCGTTCAATCTGCGCATCGCCACCGACGACGTGATGCCGAGCCCGGGCCACATGGGCGTGTTGGGGGACATCGTTTATGCCATCACCGCCCCCTGATCGGCATGTGCGACGATCCGGTGATGATTACGCCGTTTCGTTTCTCAGCCTATTGCCACAAGGGCAAGCGTGGCCGCGATCGCCGGGCTCGACGCTGGAGCGCGCGTGCAACGGGCTGGCGCAGTATTGGGGTTATGTCGACGGACGCGCCGCCGATCTGCTCGAACGCGAGAGCGATCCGCGCAAGACGATCGAGCTTCTGCCCGACTGGGAAAGAGCATGGGGGCTTCCTGATCCCTGCCTCGAAGGCGGGATGAGCATTGGCGAGCGGCAGCGCTTCCTCGTGTTCTGGATGACGCTGATCGGTGGTCAATCGGAAGCGTGGTTTCAGCAAGTCGCGTCATGGCTCGGCATCACCATCCACGTGAGCGAGCATTCGCCGTTCATGGTGGGCATCTCGCGCTGTGGCAACACGCCAGACGAAAACGGCAAGCCGCGCTGGGAGATCGGTCCTCCCGAGATGCGGTTCTATTGGGAAGTCTCGGTCGACAACGCGCGGCTCACTTGGTTTCGATGTGCTGAAGCCGAATGCGGCGTCGATCCGCATCTGCGCATCGGCATCGCCGAAGACTTGGAATGTCTGCTCGATCGCTGGAAGCCCGCGCACACCGACATCGTCTACGACTACAGCGGGCTGAGCGGCGACGATCCGATGGCAGGGACACCGTAAAGGGGAAGCACAAAATGAAATATCAACCGCCATACGGTTCGCCCGGGGCCGATGATCCTTACATCAACGGCGATCCGTCGATCGGTCAGCAAGGCAGCATCCCGCCGGCAGCCTCGATCGAATATCCACAACGCGAGATCGTCAATCTGATCAAGGCGAGCAGCCTTGTGCCGGATGATGCCGACCTGAAGCAACTGACGCGCGGCGTGCGCTCTCAGGGCGTCAACTTCTGCATCGACACCGGCGCCGCGAACGCGCTGCAGACGATGCTCGATCCGTCGCTCACGGCATACCGACAGGGGCTGCCGCTGCGCGTGCTGGTGGCGCACAACAACACGGGCCCGTCGACCATCAACGTCAACTCGCTCGGCAACCGCCCGATCAAGCGCGGCTCAGGTTCGCAGCTTGAAGCGAACGATATGCGCGCCGGCCAAGTCGCGGTGCTGGTCGACGACGGCACGTCGTTCCAGCTTACGAATTATCTCGGCGCGGTCGCCAGCACGGTCAACAATTACACCGTCGACATTCCCTATGCGCAGGACACTGGCGCGGCCAACGCGATGGTTGGCAACTTCGCACCCGCCGTCACCAGTTGGGTCAC